CAATTACCCTCTGGGGCAACGCCACAGCATTTAGGAGATTTCCTAAAAAGAATGGGAGGCTTTGCACAGGCGGCAACTGAGAATGCAGTGGCTGCAGCTACTCCTTCCCCTGAAACACGGCAAACATTTGAAGATGTAGGTAAAGCTGTACTTGATCCAGTTTTTTATGGTTACTTACTTGAAGAAGGTAAAAAATGGGGATCTGAACCTGAGAATGCATTAGGTGCTGCAGCCTTGGCCACAAATAGTATTTGGCCAGTTGGTGATATTCTAGGTGGCGCTGCTGATGCCGTAACTTATTACAAACACCCAGAAGAAAGAAACTGGCTAAACTTTGGTTTAACTGGTTTTGGTCTGTTACCATTTATACCACCAATGTTTGGTATCATACGTCACGAGAAAGGGCCAATGGGAGGTGTAGTTTTACCGGGCGGATTTGAAAGAAAGGTTAATGATTGGATTGGTTACTCACCAAAATCAGAAATGTTTTCTGAAGAAATGGATCCAATAACTGGGGCACCAGAACTACCATCTGCTCCCACTTATTTTGAACACGTAATTAAAAGCACTAGAGGAGAAGACGTGGATCAATCAGTACTTGATAAAGTTAAGGAATGGTCTCATAGTGCTTATAAGAAGTATTTATATGAAAGACTTGGTACTGCAAAGGATGAAATTAGAGAGTTCATTGACTCTGGTAAAGGGGAACAATTAACTTCTGCTCTAAATATTGGTACGGAAAATCTGTTGACTAGATCCGCTGCCGCTGCGGCATCTGAATTAAAGCTATCTAAAACTTCTTCAGTTGGTATATATAATACTAATAAAGACGAATACTTGGAAAGAATTCTTGAGGAGAAAGTTGCCAAAACCACTAAGGGAAAGATTTACGAAGAAGCAGCAGATGCCGCCTTTTCTGCTAAATCTGGTCGAGTCACAGGGCCAAAGCTTGATGAGAATTTAGTTAAAGCAGAACGACGCATGGGCGCACGTGAAGGCGTAGTCTATGACGAAAGTATTGAAGCTGAAGTAAAGAGAAAGACGCAAAAGAATTTAGCGCGTATGATCTTTGGGGATAACAGACCATTAAATACAAGGCAAAAAGAATTCTTGGACAAGTATTACAAAACCGCAACATTCTGGAGTGACACAGAAACTGTGTGGAGACCAGGAAGATACGCAACAATGAGAGGGGATAACAGAATAGACGTATATGGAATACACAGTGAAGAAGTTCCTTACTATGTAGGGGCTAAGATTGCTGAGGGTTTGTATTGGGCTGTTAAAGACGGTACTGTAAAGTCAAACCAACTAAATAAATTATCAGTTGCACAAGCCCTGGAAGTATCCAATGCAGCTTTAGAGAAACGTCTGCTGAAAAAATTTGAATCCGCTGATCTAATTAAGAAGAATGTTTTAGAGCATAATAAAAAGATTGGCACCATTAAAACTTATCCTCCAGTTAAAGATTCTCCCACTGGGACTGGTTGGTATAAATATACAAAGGGAATGTCACAAGAAGATGTTCGCACTGGTTTAAGTGTAGATACTCAAGGCGCAGTTCGTGTAGATAAAGAGCACGTAGTATATGGTAAGGAAGCAGTTAGAGCAGCAGGCGAAGATCAAAAATTAACTGGAGACATTTGCGTCGGTCAATGTGATTACGATAACACAGAGCGCATACCGATGCGGGACTTGGCAACACTTGAGTATAATAAAAATTCTCGTGGTGAGACAGATAATCTATATGCTCAAGGAGTTTATATAGGTAAACATGAGATATATTCTCTAAGAGATTTAGATAGCGGGCAAGCTAATGCCGTCTTAGAAATAGATTTGGAGCAAAACAAAGGAGCTGTCAAGCAAGCTAAAGGGCCGCAAAATGGCCCTATTCAACTACAGTATCAAACACAAGTAATTGATCTATTAAACGAGGTAAGGGAAAAATATAATGCTGTTATACCAACTTCTACTTATGACGTAGATAATTTTAGGGGGGTTGTTGTTCGCACTAAACCTGTACCTGATGATGCTGGTATACTTGGTTCTGGATGGACTCAAGTTGAGGCTGATCCAAGAAATATAGATTGGGAATGGGGGCACATACCCACCATACGTCAACAGATTAAAGGAGACGTGGAAAAGATCAAAGAAATTGCAGTTAGTGCGCGAAGTATGCGCAATGACATCTCCAAACTAACTGACTTTGGACGTAAAATAGAATCTCAATTAAATAAAGACATCATTAAAGCTGGTGAAATTCCAAATCACGAAGAAGTAAAACGCTTAGTTTCCATTAAAAGTTCCACACATAAAATCATACAAGACATGGTATCGAAAATTGAAGGAGCAATGGAGCATGTAAAGTTCTATGAAACAGAAACTCCAAGATCTTTTAATGGATACTATAAGCTAAATGAAAAAGAATTGGAGAAGACTTACAAATCTTTGGAAGCTCTTAAAGAACATCCAATGTGGCAGAAGAAAAAGCCACAAGCAGACCTAGATCTTCTTGGTGCTGAGTTTGCGTCAAGGAATCAACAGTATGCAGCCCTATATAACAGGGCAGAGGTTAACAATGTCACATTAGCTGAAACTGTTGCGCGAGCTGCGCATGACCTATTAGCAGAAAATGATTGGGATAATGAACTCAGGTTTGTAGATGTATTTAAATCTTTCTTGAGACTGCAAATGGATTTTCCAGAGAGACAAGCTGAGCAATTAGCTCTAAGAGTTGACGCTCTTGATGATTGGTATGCTAATTTGGATGACTACGTCTTGCAATATTTAGATGGTCACAGAGATATGGATCGTCTTAACCCGCCGCGAGTTGCGCCCCAGCCTCCTGGTATACCTCCACTACCACCAGCTGATAATTTATTGAATATTTATCAAAGAGGAGAAGTAAATAACGACAGAGTAGCTAATGCAATAGCTCAAGGTGTGTATAACAGACTGGGGGAGGTTGCAATAGATGTTCCAACAATCGAAATATTAGAGCCGTTTTTGAGAGAAACAATTGGTATGCCTGAGAACCTAGCAGAACAATTGTCTGTATTAATGGCCAATCTTAATGATGCGCAGTGGGTTATGGACTTAGAAGATGAAATCAGAGACTTTCTAAATCAACACAGGAACCCTGATCTATTCAATATACAATTTTAAACTTGGAGAAATTTTATGACTATTGACGGCGTATTAGGATTCTTAGCATTCGTTGCAGTAGCTGCAGCATTCGGATATTTCATTTGGAAGAAGGAGAAGAAAGATGCCATGCGGAAGTAAAAAGAAGGGTAAAGGCGGGGGCGGTAAGAAATAAAGAGAAGGGGGCTTATGCCCCCTTTCTTTACTATGTCAAGTGGCGCGTATTACACAATTGCGCCACATTATTACGTTTTAGTGGCGCGATTTAAGAAGTTGCTTCTTACCTGTTGATAAATTTAAGAAGTACTTCTAAATTTTCTTGAAGAGTCCTTTCTTTTCTGAAGTTATAGTATATCACATTGCCCCGATGTACAAGCATATTCTTTAGAGGACGTTGTGAGATCTTCTTGTTCGTAGTCAACTAGCTTTGTCCAATCCAATACTGGTGCAGCAGCTATCCACTTGTCATACTCCTCCTTTGTTATCTCTTGATATGGTGCTTGTTTATATATGTGTCCGTGTTCAGAAGAATAGTCGTTGTGGGGCAGGAAGCTCACTCCACTGAGTTCATCGAAGTGCTCATAGCACCACGCTCCAACCTTCAACCATTCGTCCTCTTTAACGAATACAGTAATTGAAGGCTTATGTTCGCACCAGTGTCTATAGTATAGTAGCCAATGCTCCAACTGCTCGATGGCGGATCTATCATCTCTGAATACCGAACCTGTTGGGGCAGCCAATGGAAAGTAAAATACGACATTGTTTTGATTAGTTACATCTACTTCGTTATATACTCCTTGCCCTTTTAGAAAGCTAGTAATAGGGTCTTTGATATCGGCTCTAACGGTGCGTAGATAATATGGGGCATAGCGGGAATGTATACCGCTCGCAGAATCCACAAGTTGAGATACAGTGCCGCTAGGTTTGATGCAAGTAATAGCAGCAGCAGGATTAATGTGTAGTCTTTCCGCCCATTGCTTGTTGGTTTGGATTGCTTCCTCTTTAAGTATCTTGAGTACATCTTTCAACTCTTCACTTGGTTTGTTGAATAGTTCATGATCCATTACTCCAGTTAATGACACTCCAAGCAGAGCCTCTTCCTCTGTGTTACGCCGCCACTCAGCAGATAAATACCTAAAGTTTGTCAGTCCAGCTTGAAGCGTGCCCAGGATTGTAGCGACTCTAACTTTCGCTTTAAGTCTACTAAGTGTGTCTCCAGGCCGTATAACCACTTCAGATAAGTTACAGAACTCGTCACTTCGTAGTATGATCTCACTGCATGGGTTAGTTCCGAAATCGTAGTCAGGGTCTCGTCTACCATTTTCAGCAGCCTTTTTCTGACATGCTCTTCTACTAAAGATTCCTCGTTCACCGGACTTAGACTCATATAGACTAATCCACTCCTTCATGAAGATGCCGATATCCGGCGTTTCAGTGTAGCAGGCGCTATTGTTAGCTAAGGCTCGTTGATCATTATTATACCACCACTCCCCACTCTTAGCAACACGCATGCGGTCATCTGATAAGTTACTTAGACTAAGTAAAGCTGACCTACGCACTCCTCCCACTACCACTATCTGTGCCACTTTGCATACTATGTCATGGCATTCTATTGATGTCAGCCTGCGTCCCCGTGCGTTTCTAAATGTAGATACAGTGAACTTAAATAGATCTTCAAGAGGCCCTGGCCCGGAAGCCCTACCTCCGAATGTCTTGAGAGGAGCCCCATAGGGTCGCACCTTAGAAAGATTCCATTTCGGGATTTGCCCAGCATAAAGCATTGATATGAGTTCCCTGTAGGAAGATGCCCATCCAATCTTGGAATCTCTGACAACGACTGTACTATCTGTTGCATGAAGCTCATCTGGCACCTCCGGTAGTAGGTTGATGTACTGTCTTTCCACAGAGAATCCTACTCCAGTGCCACACATCAGCACGTACACTATCTCATCAAACTTTCTTGGCTTATTGATTGCGGTATATGCGCAATTGAACCCGGCTACATTGTCTTTAGCTAAGGCTTCCCCCGCCGTCATCAGGGAACGCATTGACGGCATAACTTCTAAGCCATGTATTTCTTTATATAACTCATCCCATACTTCATTCTCCACTTCTGGATGTCTGTCTTTCCAGAAATTAATTAGGCGCTGTACTGCTTCTTCCCAAGTCTCGCGCCTCTTTTTATCGTAATCCCACCGTGCATAGCGGGATAGAGCTATGTACTTTTGATAGTCATTCATTATTTGGGAAGGGTTCAAGCTCGCATGCAAAAAACCAATCCTGAAGTACTGCTCCTGTGGGGATGCTGTAACGTACTAGATAGCGCTTATTTAAATTAATGTCGCATATGACTTCTAATACTACACCTGGTTTGTTGAACAGTTCATGTTCTCGTAGTATCTGCTTAATCGCGATGTGATCTTTTGGTAAGTAGTCTAGTTCAAGTGTTTTCATTAGTTACCCCACTTAGTCTTGGTGCTGTCCACAGGTTGATTGGTGGAAGTAGCAACTCCGGCCACCATGTACTTTTCTTTACAGTGCTTGTATCCGTGTTTAAAAGCTGACTTGTAATGGTATTCACAGGCTTTGATAACGTGCTTGTTTGTTCCATGAGCTTCCAGTAAGTTTCTTACATAGTTCCAATGAGCATCAATTAGGTTTTTTAAATCAAAATTATCCGCCATGTGCAATCTCGTCTTTGACGTGGTCTATTAGATCGTGGTCATTCATTTGCGCAGCAATCTTTATTAAGCGCCTAGTCCATCCCTTTGCGTATCTCGGCCAAGTTTTAATGCGAGTAAAGAACAGCATTCTCTGTACCAGAAACTCTTCTGGATTACCAGCGGAAGCGTCATAGAACTCTTCGGATCTAGCTACACCATGATTAACTGCTGCGTCAAAGACTAAGTAATTCATGGGCCACTCTTCCATGTCTGCATCACTGGCTTTCCAGTAGTCTTCGAAGTAGATGCGTTTAGCATCTTCCACAGTTAAGTTGGCGATGTCCAAGTCAGGGTATGACATGGCACTGATGCCGTACTTAGTACCTTTCTGCACACCAACACCAACTTTACCAGACGTCCAATTACCTCTGTCTTCCCTGTCGTTTTGGTAACCTCCTTCGTGGCCAAGTACTAAGTTAAAAGCCACTAAGTAATCAATGGGAAATTCATCCATTGCATAGCCTCTCTGAATATAAACATACGGTAAAGGCTGAGAATATTGCCAGCACAAGTAGCACTGGTACTGCTGCTAATACTACACTCATTATGTGTACCTCTTCAATAAATAGTTTAAGGATACGAACATGGGATCGTAGCTTCCGTTATCTACTTCGTGTTTAACTATCACTCCCCTCCAGTAATGGGTGCCTTGCGGAGTTAGATAGTCTTCATCGTGCTGATAGAATGACCCAGCTATTAAACCATATATGCGACGGGTTCCAGTTTGCAGTACAGCATAATCTAATCCTTGAAGATGGCCAGACGTACACGATTGCATCTCTCTTTGAACTTGTGCTTTAGCCGTAGGAGCACCAGCCCTACTTTGTACGATGCGTCCACTACTGCTCCTTGGAAAATAATGGGAGTAAAGTATGCCATCAATTTCAATTGGTTGTAGAAACGGATAAACTTCCCATCCGAAGTACTCATATCCCAGATCCTTAACAGTGAGAACATTATCAAGAAAAGGATTGAGATTGACAAAACGATCAATTCTATTTTCATGATTACCCAGAGTTAAAACAAGTCTCGGCTTGTATAGTTTCTCTTTGTTCTTACGCCTGGCTGTGTTGTACTCGAAGAGTGGTTTAAGTAGTAACGCCATAGCCTGCGTAGCAACGGCAATATCTTCATCATATCTAACATTCTCCCCTTTCTTTGTGTTCCTATCATATGTAGATAGTGAATGCATATCGGCAAAGTCCCCTAGCTGCACAACTACATCGGGCTTGTGATCTACTATGTAATGCCCCAAGGCTTCCAAGTGTTGAAGGGGTACTCCCTGTCGTATCTGACAATCAGGTATCACTAAATGTTTCATAGCCTGTCTGTGCAAACACTAATTCATCTATCATATCTTGTAAATCCCAATAGCGTTTAATAGCTCTCTCCATAGACTTAAAATCATGGAACTTTAAATCTTCGTCCATAAAATCAATTTCAATTTCGTATTCAGTTGTTTCTCCAATATAATCCTGAAACCAGTAATTGCCTTCAAAATCTCTATATACTTTGACTTTCATACATGGCACCTACCTACTTTATATATCACTCCTTCTCCAAGACAAGTGGGACAATCATTAAAACTATTTGGCTTAACCATTATCCATCCCTCTCCGTGGCATGTAGGGCATATGTCAGGTATGTCTACCGTTGCTACAACGGGAGTAGATACCAAGTCCTTATCGGTTTCGAAGTTCTTTTTTAAGGTCATTTAACGAGGCTCGTAACTTCTTCAGTTGATTGCGATCTTCATTACCAAATACAGGGGAGTATCGTACATTATCAAACCCTCTATTGTACCAATCATCTTGATTCTCTAAAGCACGTAAGTCAATGATGGCTGATGTTTCAGCATACCTAAGCATCATCTTGTTACTGAAGAAGGAGAGAATCTTGAATGTGAAATTCCCCACTCCCTCCTTCTTTACATCTTTAGTTAACTCTTTGGAGGAGCCCGTATAAGTTTTCCAATCACTTTCATATCTCTTCCGTCCTCGTCTAAACCACAGTTGTTTCCTGCCTATGTATCTCTTTAAGGAGATGGTATTTGTTATGCAATAAACAAATCCCAATACATTGTGTATATTTACACGGCCCCTGTACTCCCAGTGTCCCATGTCGGCGGCTGCCATTCGTCATTCCAACTCCTTAGCAGATGTAATAAAGTGGCCCGTAAGTGCATCGTTGCAATCACTTCTTCATCATCCATACCTGCGTGTAATGTATCGTGATATAGTGTCAGAACTTTGATGTATCTTTCCCTCGGAGACAGTAGTCCGTCCAGTATTGCACTGGCTTTCTTCGGGCCTATGCCATAGATGCCAGGGATATTATCAGATGCATCTCCTGTTAATAGCTGACTGTAAAAATTTACACTTGCTTGTAATGGATCTACTACTATCTCTTTTTGTTTGCTTGGTATGTAAATACGGGCCGGTAACTGTTGAAAGTCTTTGTCTTCTGATACTATCACTTTGCCGAAGGGATTGTCACACCATGTCATAGCTACTGCGTCATCGGCTTCAATGCCATCTACCACCTCTGCGTTCCATCTATTGATATAGTAATCCCGCACTGCTTGGTAATGTACTGGGCGTTCCTGTTGCCTATTGGCTTTATACAGTGGATACAGCGCCTCTCGGAAATTGTGATCCCCTGACAGGAATGCCACATACTCAGTGGCACCATACTCATTCAGTACTTCTTTAATTAAGATACTGGCCACTACCAGTGCGGAATCAACTGACTCGACTATGTATTCCTTAGTCTCGTCATAGTTCTCAATATTAAAATTCTTTAACCACTCGTCCCTTTCCTTAGCAGAAGTGAAGGAGGCTCGGTACTGATCCTCACCCTCTACTGTTATGTACCTATTAAGTTTCTGCGCGGCCCATGCCGCACGGTACACAAAAGAATCAAGATCAAATATCAGAAAAGCCATACTTAATGCCTTATTTTAGTGTCTTGGACTGGTTCCTCAGTCATCTCTTCTTCACCATCCGGCTCATTCTTAAAGGGTTCATTGAGCATGGATGGATCATCGAAGCTGTTTGCAATAATTCCTCGCCATGTGTCATTGTCAATCATATATGTAAATTGCTCAGCAACTGCAATAGCCTGTGGCATGGTCTTGCATCTGTATTCAACGGCACCCGTCACCACATTAGTGACGCTGTAGTTATTATTATCGGCACCTTCCTCGTAAAATACTTCGTACTGATTGGCGCGATATACGAGTTTAGCTTTCCTCATGCGTCGTCTTCGTCAGCTTCTTCATCTGTATCAGAGCTTGTGTAGTTGGGGTCATAGACAGCCATTGCTTCTTCCTCAAACTTAGTACCTATAACTGAGATCAGTGCCAGAATGGCATCGAACTGATCCGATTGCTTGGTTGGCAGCTTAGTCGCACCAACTTCCAGCATCTTAAACGCCGTGTCGATGGCGTCCCTGCGAGCTGCCTGATGCAGGATAACCTTCTGCCTGCGCTCCTCTCGCTCTGGATCGTAGCGCGATGTACCGGCTGCACTGGGGGCACTGGAGCGGGGTTCCGCACTGGACATCGGCTTCAGTGATACGATGTCTTGACCTTCCACTTCCAGCTTAACCTTATCTCCCTTGTTGACGTCGGCCAACAGACCGCGCCGACCATTATACCACTTGCCCTGAATTAGGATGCCCGTACCTGCACGAGACTTTGCTTCTACTCTAGCGATCATGTCACTCATATTAGTAATCCTCATTGTAAGTATCTGGAATGAACTCAAAGGGAGTGGCTGTTTCCACTTTAAATTCCTTGCCTTCACCTAAGTTAATACCTGTCTTCACTTCGTACCCTAGAGGGATGAAGAACTCAATGTCATACATATCTTTTAGGAATGTATATACGTACTCAACTGCTTCTTTGATTATGTCATAGTATTGATCTAACTCATAGGGAGGAACCTCTGCTATTACTGAATCGTGAATGGTATTAGTTAAGAAGGTTTCCATCTTCTTTGATTTACATTTACTCCAGATTTCATACAGTAGTATTGGTACTATCTCCGCTGTGGCAAAGTGCTGCACAGGGTAGTTGCATATGTTAGCTGTGTAATTAACCCAGCCATTCTCTTGCTTTACATCTGGCCAGTAGAAGACCATACCATTAGGTAATCGCAGTTCTTTATTCAATAGTACGGTATTAATCCATTTCTGCTGTGTTGTAGTTACTCCCTTATACTTCGCATTGAATGCTGCATAGTATGCTTTCTCTGCTGATGTACCTGACTTACCACCATACAAGGGCTTGAATGTATGCTTCTTTGCATTCTGTCTATCGGTTTCCTGACCAGCCTTAGTCAACTCCTCAGAGGAAAACATGTGAATGTCTTCTCTGTTAATTACATCTGTCAATATCTGTTGATCATTACATAAGTAGCCAGCTACTCTAAACTCCAGCTGAGCTAAGTCTAATTCAACTACACTCCACTTATCATACCTGGCTTTGAATAGTTTCTTAAACTTACGCGGAAGATTCTGAAACTGAACAGACTTAGGCTTGTCGAACATCTCAAAGTTGAGGGGGTTGCCTGACGAAGAAAGTCTGTGAGTTCTAGTAACTGTTTGATTGAATCGGGCGGTGAATATGCCATTACCTTCCTTGACTACACCGTAAAAGAATTCTAAGTTTTTAGTTAGGTCTGCATCAATTGATGCAAACTCTTTCTTACACTCTAGGAACTTGCGCTGCTCGTCTGTCTTTGGCTTTAGCTTGGATATTACTGCGTCATCAACTTGCCTGGCACCTCCAGGTGTACGATACGGATTGCCTTTGTAATCTACTGGCTCATCAAACTTCAATACATCATACAACAGTTCAGCTACTTGTTTACTTGATCTTGGATTAATGCCATTGCTCAATGCATCTAATTCTTGGGCTAGTTCATTGCGTCTGGTGACATGGGTAACGTATTCATCCACTACCCTAACGTCATCAAGCTTCATGCCATTGAACTCTATATCAGCTAAGGCCACAGTGAGTAAGCATTTACTGTACAACAAAGGCAGTTGTCCTGCGCTCAGTAATTCTTGCCGCTGTTGCAGGAAGATTTGCTCAGTCTCTATTACATCCCGTATACACCTCTCAGCCAGTAAAGACTTTGGCATGTCAGAGGGGCATATGCCGCCCTTCATACACATGTCTACAAAGGGAGCCTTGCCTTTAAATCCCCTGCGCTTAGCGGTATCATCCAAGTTTAATAGCACTGACTTATTGCCATACAGGGTATACTCTGCCACTTGCGTATCGAATACCAAGGTGCTATCTAAAGCTATACCCATCAACTTCAGCCACTGCAATTCAAACTTGGCATTGTGAGCAACTACAAAATCAGCCAGTTCGATTGCCTTCAGCAATTCATGCTGATGAAATATGTCGCCCCACTTCTTGAAGTATTGCTTGTGCTTTCTTCCACCTTCCTTAAATACCACCAACAGTAAATCATTGGGGGATATGGCGGAGCCCTTATCATTATTGGTAGTTTCAAAATCAATGACGACATAATTATCAGATGTGTATATGTAAGGATTATGATTTTGTATTAGGATATCTTTCGTCAATTAAAGCCTGCCTTAAATTATCTGGCATGTCTCGATGTTTAGAAATAAATGACATAGCTGTACGTAGACGCTTAACTTCTTTACGTAGTCGCTCTTTCTCTAAATCATATGCATTTAGTACTACATCAATTGGATCTGATTCTATATCAGAGTTGTGCATCATACACTTAGAACCATTGATAGTTGTGGATTAACTCGCACTGCAAATGACGCATGTATTCCAGATACTTTATTCTTAGGTAGTGATATCATCCTCTGTCCTAGGTGGTCATACTGTGGGTTACAGCCTATGCCTATCATTAAATCTGCGGTAGCTGGGATACCAGTGTTAGAGAAATCCACGTCGCCTTGCTCCAGCACCAGTTTATTGTGAGCAGAGTCCCCAGCCTGAGTGATTGAGAATCCAACAATGTTATGCTTCTTGTATAGAGCACGTAAAGACTGAGCAATGTATTCGTATGCCTCAACTTTAGTTAGAGTTTTCTGGGTATGTAGATTGCGCATTTGATCAACTATTACTATGTCTGGCTTGCAGTTATTAATATGTAAACCCACTTCAGAAACACTGCCAGGAGACATAGAAACAAAGACAAGGTTATTATATCCTTTGGCCTGAGCCATTTCATAGTATTCGCCAGGGTTCTTATCAAATTCTGTTTTGGTTTTTCCTGACATCCTACACAGAAACCTCTGAAGCATTGATCGCATCGGGTCTTCATTGCCTACGTATAGTACCCTTGCTCCATCTTCAAGGAACTTGGCGGCCATGTTAATGCAGAACATTGACTTGCCCGTCTCTGGTCTTGCGAATACAACGACGTGACTTCCCTTCGGTATACCTCCATCAAGATGTTCATTGAGGACTTTGGGGTAGACTTTAACCAGGTTTTCCGGTTTGATGGAATTGAATACTTCTTCATAACTCATTCCCACTGCTATCTCTGACTCTGTGTTTAGTTTATATAGAGCTTCTTCTTTCTTTTCCAGTAAGAACTGGTACTGGGCCAGGGTTTCCAGGGTTTGTTGTGAGTGATCACCATTGATTAGGCGTGTGCCTAGCTGTTCACCTACTGCACGTAGCCTTAGTTCAGCATACTCACGAAGAACATTAGGTACAGAAACGGGATCAATATCAGTAAGCCACGCATTAAGTAACTCCTCATGTTTTGGATACTTCCTTGTAATTCTGGACTTCAGTATTTCTAAATCTACGTAGCTTGCGTCGGGATCAACTGCGTAGTAATCTTCAACTAACTCTACTAAAAGCTTGCCGTATACTGAGAAATCTTGTGAATCAAGTGTTGTTTTTATTTCATCGTAGGCTTTACGATCATAAATAATAGCGGCTAATATTCTTTTCTCCACTCAGATGCTACCTCCTTGCTAGTTCCTTTTGGAGCCGCTCGATCTCATCATCACGCTCACCTAAAGATTGCATTAATGACTGCTGCTGCCTAAGTAGGCGCTTAATCTCGTTGCCCATCCCGTAGTCGATGCGAAAGCGTAGCATCTCGATCTCCTCCCGTGCCTTAGCAAGCGCGCACTCATGGCGATCAATCAGCATCTCGATGTACTTATCCTCGCTCCAAGTAATCACGCTGCCTCCCGCACGCTGCGCTTTTCCACTTCGAACGTTACCGCTTGTTCAAACGCGGTTATGAGCAGCGCAACCTGATCAGCAGCGCAGCCCTGTCGGTCGAAAAACACTTTGACCGCAGGCAGTAGCGCATAACGCGCTGCCGTGATGGCCATGTCATCGTCGCTCAAAGTAATCACGCTTCCTTGCAGCAAAACTCGTACCTTATCCAGTTCTTCCTTCATCATGTCGCCCGCTTCGATGCAAGCGCGGCGAGCCTCGCGCCAATGGACGACCTCCAGGCGCAGCCGCTCTATCTCCTTCTCGGCTAGCCAGACCTTCTCCGTCTCTGCGTAGATCAGCCTGTCGTCTTTTTCTGATTTCTCACGCAGCCGCTCGATATCGGCGTCTTTCAGCGCCGCATCGGCCCACGTTTTCTCATGTTCGCGACGCAGCCGCTCTATCTCTGCATCCTTCTCGTGTAACGCGGCTTCGTGTAGCTCTACACTCACCCTGCCTTGCGCGGTTCGCTTGAGATGATCGTTTTCCAAGCGTAGCCGCTCTAGGTCAGCTTGCAATTGCTCAATTTCTGGATCGTCCCACCACTCATTCATACAGTGTACCTCACTACCTTAATGCCAGCTTCTTTGATTGCCATCTCACAGATGGGGCACGGCTTAGCCAGTGCGGTTCCTCCATTCTTAGCTGTCCTTTCTATGTAAATTTCATACGGTTCTCCTCTTGCCTTGACTAAGGCAGCGATCTCTGCATGTAGGTACTGTTTAAGGGGCTCTCCGCACCGTGTAGCGTACTGCTTCTGCATGGGGTGGGTCTTGGTATAGCTGTTGGTTCCAGTGCTCAGAAGGTTTCCCTTGCGGTCGTAGACGTAGGCTGTAATTACGTAGCGTGTATAGCGACTGCTCATATTCCTCCCTGGTAATTACGTAATAACCGGAATTAGCCCCCGGCTTTTTGGGTCTATCCCCAATGGGATATGGGCAAAACTTTGCCTGTTGTTTTACGTTAATACGAGTTATCTATTACCCCCCGGGTTGAGATAGTTATTTATAATAGTATAATTAAGATCCTTCGGATCTTCTTTACTATATACTATAGTAATATTAAACATAATATTATAGTTATGTTGTATAGATCTAGCTTTACCTATAGCGTCAGCATCTAGCCATATAATTAAATCCCGCACCCCAAGGTGCCTTAGATATAGAGCGTTATCTTTAGATAAATGGGAGCCCAGTAGTGCTACTGCAGGAAGGAAGCTACCTACTTTTTCAGCTGATACCCAGTCCTCAACTAATACAGCCTTTGTATGTCCTGTATGTAAAGCTAAGGGATGAGTGAAGTGCATGTGTGGATACAAGGCATCAATATAAGATAGGGTTTTAACTTGATTCTCAGGGCCCTTACGTCCAGGGCACCACGGATAGTCTCTTGCTATCCAACCAATGTCATTACCCTTAGCACTACGTACTGGATACAGTACCCTAGCTATATCGTACGAGTACTTTACTTTGTTTAGTACAGATGCATGTAAACCAAAGCGTTGTATTAGGTTCCTACGAACCACGGAATTAGGTTGGTTAATATCGTACTTAAAAGTTCTATCGTGATGACGAGAGCTTGCGGTACGACTGATATGAGCACCTGGAATAAAACCACTAAACCCACAAGAAGCCCTAAAACAATGAAATAGTACGCCGTCGCTGACTTTGGAAACTGAGAAGGCTTTGTCACGATGCTGTCCTCCGTTGCATTTAGGGCACTCAAGCCCACCTATACTTTGATTTACTTCTAGTCCTTGACTGAGTAGTAATATGTCATGGTTTAGTTTGTTCATATATCCTTCTCAATGCGTTTATAACACCTACTATTACATTAGATGCAGTTGTTATGTGTATGTTATACTCATTAGCTATATCTGTTAATGCCTCCACTTCAGCACCAAGTAATCCGTAGAATCTACATATGATATCTACATTGCGTAGACCAGTATTAGGATTAGTGTCGATGTATTTAAGAAGTAACTCCTTAATTAAAATTTCATTGTTAACAATACGCACCCACTTCTCATCTAACATTAAATCTTCATAGTCTTCCATATCTAAACACTTGGAATTGGCTATGTTAGTGGAGTTCTTATTAGCTCTCATAAACGTATAGAGTGCAAAGTATATACCATTACCCAGGAATGCAGTGTTAACTTCTCTGCCCTTGTCATGTGCCACCTTAATAGTAAACCATAAACCTGTTAGAGCCTCCTGTTTTATATCTTCTATTGATATTGCATTGTCCTTATGCAGTTTGAAATGCCTTTTGTAAAACTTAATTGCTATGGACTCTGCATATCTTTTATAGTTATTGAATAGGTCTTCAGGTTGAAGCATGACGCACTCTTTCTTCAATACAATGTCCGTAAAATTGCAGTGTCGATGCCACTAGCCCAGGTGCTGTGTTAGCTTCCAGTACATATAAGCTATCACGTCTTTCGTTATAGATAATGTCAATGCCAGCAAAGTCTAAGCCAAGAGCACTTACAACCCCAATAGATAGATCATAAATCCTATTGCTAAGATCAGTAGATATTGGAAAGTTAGCAGCAAAGATCCAATTGTTGTCATGGTTTCGTACCATGTTATCTACGGCAGCACCCCTTCTACGAAGCTTCTCTCTAATAGTAAACTCATAGGTTGCTCCATATGGATTATAGAATATATGAGATCTAAATTCTCTACGCTTAGGCATATACTCTACTACAGCCTTAGCTGTATCTGGTAGATCATCTCCTTCAAGAAAAGATTGATATGAATAAATACTAATACCAGTACCTCTGCTACCTTTAACAGTGGATCTAACTACTACATGCCTGGGATTACCAAGCTCTTCTAGCAGTTGAGCCCTCTGGTCTATTCCGTCACCCAATTCAATATTGGGATCCCCGATTATATACTTTGGAGTAAGGATATTATCACGGGAGAAAGTTCTCCAAGCAATTCTTTTATCAATAGCTTTAGCTACAGAATCAGGCTGATTGATTATATGCAGTGAGTTTAATATTTCCGGGGTATTCTCCCTCCTAAGAAATAGATTTCTCAGAGGAAGACTATTACCCCAGTTGAAAAGAACATCTCCTTCTCTTAAGACGCGATTGCTGACACTGTGCCCAGTGGTACGATAAGGTATATTAAGTGCACCAGTCAGTGCAGTGAATGAGCGTGATGCATTATACGGCGTTAGATATAGCATTATTATACTCCTACGTTGCCGAAAGGATCGTGATGACAGGCACTGCACACAGGCTCTTTATCATCCCAATGCACAGTCTCTAAATCTTCTTCTGTAATGGGCTCTTTACATATGTGACAGCCGTCCTTAGCAAGAATTAATAGCTTATATCCTGGCAGGTACTTACCTTCCGGCCCTTTGTAATAAGTTATTACGTCCCCTTTAGGTAGGGGTTCAATTGAATTGCCATCAATAACTATCTCCTCGGGTAGCTGGGACATTGATACTCTTGTATCATTATAATTAGAGCCAGATAGTGCAAGAGCTTTGCCCTTGTATCTGGATTTATAATCAAACTTATTTATATCTACATTGTACGCTACGATTTCAATGTAGTCCTCATCTTTATAATTCTCTAACATGCCATAGATTGTACCCCTACGTAGTCCTCCTTCCCATCCACCGTAGTTATATTCCTGCTTCTTATATACAGAGAATGTTACCTCTTCATTACGCTTCAATCCCACCCTACTTAAGTCAGTAGATTTAAATTTAGATCTATTATTAAACTTATCATACCTATCGGCATTGTATGCAGCTGTATTGTTTGAGTATATGACATTATCCTTGCCCTTGAACCAAGGAACGGCAGCCATAGTCTCTGGTTCGTGGATGTCCCTATGATCGTACTCTTTGTATGGCCCCTTAACAGGAAACTTAATGTGTTTATTTGGGGGGGTGGATTCCACCTTACCTGAATAGTTATTCCTATCCAATACCCATTCAAGCATCAGCTTTTCGCTAGCCCATATCAATGTAGCTCCATTGGAAATGGTAGTGAAGTGCATCGGTCTATCTTTATTGCGAGCGAAGTTAATAGTTCTGTCGTCGCTGTTGTACCATACCAATGAATACGATCCATGTAACTTCTTACTCACCTCTACAATATCCCCTTGTGCTAGGGCATAGGCAATGGCGTCGCTATCTACATTGTGTTCTTTATCTGATAGATTACTGTGAGTAAACAACGATCCGTTATGTACAAGGGTAATAGGCCCATGTGTAAATGGATGGGCGTTATCTATAGTCACCTCTCCCCTAGTAGCGGAACGATTATGTCCCAACAATAACTTAGGGCCATTACTCTTTTCCACTTTCTCCCCCCATTCAGGCATTGCGAACAAGCGCATTGGGGAGCCTACTGCTTTGATTATAGATGACTCAAACTTATCTCCAACAACTAGCACACCAGTACTGTCCATACCACGCACTGCATCTACATATAGCAGGGTGCTGAATATCTCTTTCTCTTTAACTGAAAGATAGTTACTTACTACGCCAACAATACCACACATTATACGTCTCCAGTTGCCGATACAACATCAGGATCAAAGCCATCTAATTCAATACGAGAAAGCGTTACCAGTTCCTCCTCTTGGAATAAAGTAATTAGCTCATCGTCTGGATCGCTTTCTAGTCTACGTGGAGCTGTACTACCAGTAAATACCCCATCTATCCAATTATTACGTAGGGTAATACTCGGTGAATCATCACCTGAATTGGCTCTACGATTAATGACACTAGCCAGAGATTCCCACTCATTAGATGGAGGTACTGCTACTCTTACCTGCTCCTCTTCAGGTTTCTTAGATTTATTAGCTATATATTCACTGAACGCTGTGCTCTGCCACAGACTTACCTTCATAGCGTCAGTGTTAGCTAGGTATCTGACAATGGACTTGCCTCTATTTATTCTTGCATCAAAGTCCTCCACTTTAAGCAGATCTTCTGCGTGTTTACCAAACACTAGCCTAGTTACAGACTCAATACCAAACTCTTTCAGTGCAAGGTACGGTCTATCGTATGGTATCTGCTGATACGCGCTTGCCCTCTTGATATGTAGAAGGATGTCAATCCATTGCAGGATTGGATCTGCCTTGTAACACCCAGGATGCCCTCTAAATTCAAGAGATCCGAATGTATTTAATGCCGCTAAGTTAAGTGCGGAGTAGCGTTGGAATGGAGCAAGGGCAGAAGCCAGCCCTCTACCTGATCCCTTTAATACTTCGAACACGTACCATAGGTTAGCTACTGCGTCTTTAGTTTCATCTAGTGGTAGACAGAAAGGATTTAGTTCTCTATCCACCCCTATGAAACTGAATAGCACGGGTTCATATAGCCAGTACAGTTTGCACCATCGCTCCAGTTCCTGCGGTGTTACATCTCGTGCATCAACATGCACATGAACGCTGGTGTTCTGATCCACTACTACTACCATAGGATAGTCCCTTACATAGCGGACTATTAAGTTCTCTAAGATATTAAGGGCCTCTACTACATCCCTTCCGAATAGTGGTTCAGTAAATACAAACTCCATTCCATTCCTATGCAGGGATCCATCACTCTTGACTGTCCACCTAGTATCCAGAGAATTATAAGATAAGTTACCTAGATCCTCAAGCTCTACCTCCACTCCTATATGTGACTTGGGTAGCACTAAGGCAGCTGTGCTCTCATATACTTTATTAACCGGTGGTTTATTTAATAGTGTACCTATCTTCATACTAGCACCGTTCGGAAACCTTTCATGCTTGGTAGATATTCCTCTGGTAAGTAGTCCAGTTGTTTCTTTAGTAGGATGGAGTTGTCCTTAGCATTTATCATACCAACTTCATATCCCCTGTAATGTAGGATTGGTAGCTTATAGTAAGGATTGTGTAGGACTGCGAAGTCCTTACTGATACCAATCATAGTTGTCTTTTTATGTTTAGTATCTAAGGCAGTGAAGATATCAGGATACTCCGGCATCCACAACTTCTTCATAGCTACACCAGTTATGGTGAGATAGTTCTTGGCATAGTCTTGATAGATGATAGTGCCTGGATCTAATCCGCGCTTATATGCACGGGATATATTCCTTGACATGTACCCACCACCATTGTCATTGACATACCCAAGTGTAGGAAGGGAAAGATTTAAGAAGTCCTCATTTAATGAGCAGTAATGAGTAGCTGTTATCCTGTTATAGTCCTCTGCTTTCTGTAACGTAACTAGCCCTGTCCTTCTACTGCTGCTATCCCTGACAGCAGATACCACATAGGCAGGTATCCAGTTACTCTCATGTAGATTAAGAATAAATGTCCCCGCATACCTGCGGTGGAATTCATCCACTGTAAACTCATCAACACGGGGCATTGACGCCGTACTCCCGCATCAAATCAATAGCCAGCCCTGGCTTGTTACCCATGATAGCGGCATACACACGCCTGTCATTCATCATTGAATTTAGTTCGGTCTGTTCCAGAGCTAACTCTGCTGAATCCCATATCCATCCCATTAACTCGTTAGATTGTAGCCAGAAGTTAGACACTGCCCTGTACTCTACACCATATGGTTTAAACCGGAATGATCCCGGCTTACCATACATCTTGCGTCTGTCCTTGTCTTTGTCAATCAACAGTGACGGTAGTCCCACATACACATCCATCCACCGCACGGTATTGTCATTACCTCCCTCGATATGCACATGTCCACCACATGTACGCAGATTACCTTTGGACTTAGCAATCTGCACCTTGCCAGTCCACGCATTGAGGTCAGGATCACATCCGAATACGAAGGCCTTCTGTCCAGCCTCTTCCAAGGCTGCCCTTTCGAAATAATGTGATGCCTTAATCGTGTATCCAATACCGTGCTTACTGAGGTGGGCACTCAACTCCCCCATTACATCGAAGATGTTGTTAATCCACTCCTCTTTGGTAGTAGCGGGCTCGATGTTGAACTCAGCCGCTACGTTATCCTCTTGCAGTGCTCCCTTACTGACAGGCAAGGGAGACAGTTTTGTACCGGGTATATAACCGCATACAGGCACGATAACATTACCATTGTTACAGAAAACCTCTGGATCACAGCCCAGTTTCATTAGCTTTCTCCTCGAAGAATGCTTTCGCGTTAAAGATAAAGACTCGTATCACATGGGTTGAGTTGGGATTAACCCGCAACGGCGACTTGATTAGATGCTTTGTAATATCCTCTGGTGCTTCCTCCATTGTGCGGTACACGGAAGGCCCTTTCGGATTCTTGCCTGACCATAACAACTTACCGTGTAACTCATACATCTCTGATCTCTCACCCCAATAAGCGTCAGAGAATATACAGTAGTCTGCCTTTGCCTCCTTGCATGTAGCTACTACGCCTTCCCAGAACGCAGAGACATTTACAGTGTCATAGATTGGGATGCATCCCTGGAATAGTACACGCTTAAAGTTATCATATCTATACACTGATCCCCTATCCACATTCCCGCTTTTGCCAACGCCTATTACTACGTAGTCACTCCAATGCCTAGACATAGTCTTCGTCCTCCTCGATGTAATAGTCTTTATCACAGGGCTTCAGCTTGGTATCTTCCAGCAAGGCGTTTGTTTTATTCAGGTAATGGTTAGTCTTGGACACCTTGAACTTGGAGTACACCATAACCAAGTCTCCCATTACCTGATACCCCATCCTGGGTTTAACCAAGGCTAGGACTGGATCAATCTGATCGATGGGCACCAGCCAAAAGGCGGCTTGGGTTACTGCCCAAGTGTCGTCGCCTTGCAATATCCCCTTTCTCATGTCACTCCACAGTTTTTTAGCATTAACTGCGGAGATGTTACTTACGTTTATAATGTGTAACTGTTTAACGCCACACGAGATGAGCGTGTGTGTGTAATCTACTGATGTAGAGCCATACATAACAGACATTAGAACTCTCCCGATTCAATGAGGTACTTGCAATCCACTGCATGTGGATAGTAGTACGTATACATTGCCCCGTGCTCGGGGTGATCCACTATGATGCGTATGTAGTGGTCATTGCTGCTGTTTCTGTACCCCTCTAGCCCATCCAATCTCTCAAGGGTAGCCCCATCTATCTGATACACTTCACCCTTTACCACGCTGTCCTCCGGCCCCTCCTTCAGACCGGGATAGTAACCCAGGTTATACAGTTCCCATCCCTTAATCTCTGCCTCGCCAATGAACTTGGCCTTGGACAAGAGATGATGGTTGCCATGTCCCTGCTTCAGTGTTCCATACACAAACACTTTCATTTTAGAAGATCTCCTTAAACAACAACAAAATAAAAAAGGGCCAGCCACAAGGCCAGCCCTATCCACATGCCCATCCCTACCGATGTGCCGGAGGAGGATAGATGACGCATGCATCTCCCAGTGCAGGGATGATGTCCTTGTTCTGATCCGGCCCCCAAGCCACCTTGGCATGGGAGTTACTCATCTTGCGGCAGATCAAACCACTTTGCATGTGCTTGAATAGAGTACCATCCCACAGACGGCCGTATTGCATTACCTTGTAACCCACTGCTTTCATTGCCGATCTCCTTTAGTAAACGTAGCCTCTACCTTCTATATACGCGCGAGCCTGCGCCTTGATCTGTTCCTTGTACTGAGGATTGAAGGTGAGATACCCCACCCTATGCCCATCAATGCGACGCATCCGATGATGCACCAGCCTACGCTGCTTCTGCTTACCGTTCATGGTTTGTTTCCTAGTCGTGAAGGATGAAATACATGAGGGACTTGCCCTCATCAGCGGTAATTAGGCCCTGCTTCACTGCCCAGTTGAGATAGTTGTCAGCGCAAGGCTCATCGTAGCATCTGACATTATGAGGATGTTCAATGTACAGATCACGGATTGCACTGAACATGTTCATCATCTTAGTCCGATACGCAAAGATCATTCGCTCTAACATAGGACATCTCCTAAAGTGCAACACGCACCATCGAGCGCACTAATACGCAGACTAATGCGCTCTAGTTGAGTGCTGAAAGATTCGGGCATGATTCCCTGCTACTGGGTCAGGTGCGGTTGATAACACCCCTCCCTTTCACGGGTTTTATTTAAGTCTCCCTTGGTGTAGCCCACTAGGTACACGCTGAACATTTGCATTGCTTGCTCCCGCCATTTTCGCATCGTTCATCCTTGAAGGTCATGGTGCGCGCATTTCTCACTAGGTCTAGGCCCATTGTTGTATCGGACTTACTTGTTACACCTAAACCTTTCGGTGCGATATCTACGCTTCCCAGCGTGTCGCTTATCTTACTTGGGTAACAAGTAACACATCATCTCACTAGACCACCCATGTCCCGCTTTACCGGACGGTGACGGAGACTCGATCCGGGTTATAGGACAAATCCTAAAACCCAGATCTAACCGAATTGTTAAAGAGCGGTGGGACTAGAACACCATACATCATCCCACTATAGAACACCATTGTACCATAGTCCCAATCTATTTGTCAAATTAGGACATGCCCTAAAATGCCCACAATTTAGGCAAAAAAAAGGGGGGACTTTCGTCCCCCCCGTAGGTCACGCGGCCTTTCGAGTCTTAACCCTATCCTCAACTAGCTTCGCGACGTAATCCGCAACTAGCCGCAACCCGTCAACTTCGGTCTTATCTAGACTCTCAATAATCGAGTTAATCGCAAGGCCGAAAGTATGCTGATTAATCTCAACTACTTGCTTCTCAGCAGACTCACCTTTTGCCTTTTTAGAATTCCCGCGCGGCGCGGTAGGCGTTGTGAACATGTGGCTTGTCGCACCTTTGGGCTTGCGGAAGACCTTAACAACTTCCTTGTTATCCTCCGCATAGCGGCGAGCGGCCGCGTTTACTGCATAGCGCAGTTTCTGGTAGGTTTCCCTATCCTTTTCAGAACTTTCCTCGTCGGGAGCAAATGCATCAAGTTCCGCTGAAATTTCAGCACTCTGCTCAGTTTTGAGCGCGTTCCAAACTGCCGCCGTCACCTGCCCATAGCCGCTAATGAAGTTGACAAACGCGGAATGCAGATGGGCACGCACGGATGCGGAAAGCGTAAGCTTTTTCATGGTTGTCTCCGAGTTGTGTAAAGAGGGTTCGGGTGTCCCGCATAGGGAATCCCTAGTCAAGGCCGTTATCGCCTTGACGGGACGAATCTTAGAACAAGTTCTTAAATGCCATATATATCCCTAATGGGGTATCCTCCGCATATCCCAAACGGGATATACCCGTCGCGTTCTAATGATCGCGCGCGTAGGCGTGAGTAGGCGCTTCTGGCGATGCAAATGAGAAGCATTATCAACGGCTTGCGTGCTCGTGCTCGTGCTGGCGCGTCATGCGCTATGCGCGCACACGCATATGCCTGCACCCA